GATTGTGAACAAGAGATTTTGACAACAAAAACCCGACCCCCGAAAGGTTTTCTTTTTTCGGCGGTTGCTGTGGTCAATGGTTTAATTGTCTGGCAAGTAAATTGTACCATTACGCCCACTGGTTGTCAATAAATATTGTTCTCAATTCAAAGAAAGGAGAGGTTTTGTGAAAGAGCGTGAGAAAATTCGCTATCGCCTGAGCGTCAATCACCTGTCGTTTGCATGGTTGATTGATATGCTCCGAAAGCGGGGTATTGAAACGAACGGCCCTGTCCTGAGTGCAATTCTCGCAGGGACTCGTAACGGCCCTTCTGTGGACAAGATCATCGCTGAGTCTATCGACATTCTGGACTGGTACGAGCGGCAGATCGGCGGTGTGTCATGAGCGACAGTGCATTTGCCCCGGAAGTGCGAGGACAGGCCAAAGCGTTCAGCTCACTCCTTGCTCGATCTGTCCGAGAGTTTTTCAAGGACGAAGGGAACCGCAAGCAGTTCGAGAGCTGGTACGAACAGAAGTACGGAACACCGTATCAATGGAAACCTATGGTTTGGAGGAACAGATAATGAAAAAGGTATTTGGAGTATTGGCATTTCTCTCGTTTTTCTACCTGTTAGGTGTCGTTGGTGCGGTAGAGCAAGACACGATGACTCTTGGCGCAGGCATGGTTCGCATGGGTATCGGCCTTGGCTGCTTCTGGTTGTTCTGTGAACTGTCCGGTGCGTTTTATCCTGACCCGCCGAGAAAAAGAAAGAGCCGCTGACGGAACTGGTACTTCCATCAACGGCAAGCGTAAAAGCTCAATCTGATTATATCAGAACCTATTGTTTTGTAAAGGAGAACTTTATGAATAGCACGATTGCAAAACTCGCTGACGAGTTCGAGAAGATGGAGAAAACCATCGCTTCTCAGAAGAAGATGATCGAAACCCTTATGCCTACGGGCTATGTTGATACCGATACCGTCAAACTTCACCTTAACTCTGTGTATGGTGTCATGTTCGGCGGTCGCCCCTCTCCGAAGCGCTGCAAGCTGGAAGACTGTTCTTGGGACGAGATCAATATGTATTCTTCCTTCGGCCTTGCCGACAAGATGTTCGAGGTCGGTGATACCAAGAAGTTCCGTCTGGCTGACGGCTCCTACCTGACTGCCCGTATCATCGGGTTCAACCATGACTACGCAAGGGACGGCAGTCTGGTTCATATCACTTTTGAGACTGTGGAAACCCTTGACGGTGACATTCCTATGAATGAGAAGTCTACCAACGAGGGCGGCTGGGACGCTTCCTATCTCCGTGCCAAGCTCAACGGCAACTTCTTCGAGAAGCAGCTTCCCGCTGATTTGAAATCGGCCATTAAACCCGTGGTGAAGATGACCGCCAAGAGCAGCAAGAACGAAGTGCGGGTTCCTTCCGTTGACAAGCTGTTCGTTCTTTCTGAGCAGGAGGTCTTCGGTCGCAAGATTTATTCCTGCGGTTATGAGGGTAAGTGGTACGAGTGGTACAAGCGAGAGAACACGCCCTATGGCAAGTGCAAGCAGAATGGTGAGAGGGATTGGAGATGGGAGCGTTCTCCTCGTTCCGGCAACACCGGCTATTTCTGTAGTGTGTACAGCAGCGGCAACGCCACCTATAACGCCGCCAGCAACTCCGGTGGCGTGTCCTTCGGCTTCTGCGTTTGATCGGGTATCTCGTAAATCCCGCCCCGTCAGGGGCGGTGAAAGGAGTGAAAACATGAATGTCAATCGCAAGGTTGGCACTGGCTTTGAAAGAGACTTATGCCTGAGCCTGTCGGGTTGTGGCTTTTGGGCGCACAATCTCGCTCAGAACAGTCAAGGTCAGCCGTTCGATGTGATTGCGGCTCGAAACGGTGTCAGCTATCCCATTGACTGTAAGGATTGTTCCAAGAACATTTTCAAGATGGAGCGTATCGAAGAAAACCAGTTTTCCGCTATGACGCTCTGGAAAGATACCGGGAATGGAGAAGGCTGGTTTGCAATCAGGTTGATAACTGGTGAAGTTCGGTTTATCTCCCTTTCTACGCTTTTGGAATTGTCCGTTTTGCGAACTGTGCTGACTGCCAACGATATTAGGCGATACGGTATCACACTCGGAGAGTGGGTGTCCCAATGCAAGTAACTGTTGGTAATCAGCTCCGAATTGAAAACCCGTCTGAGCAGTTGCTTACATGGTGCAAGAAGCAGCTTATCCTTCCCAATCCTGAGTACGCCAAGAAAGTCCGTATGCACTTTTGGGTAGGCAACACGCCTGAGAAGTTGTACCTGTTCCAATGGGACGGTGACACACTGGTTCTTCCCTATGGTTGTTTGAACAATGTGTTGGCGATGGACGATTGTCACATGAAGGTCAATCTTCCTACACCGACCGAGGTGGATTTCGGTTGCACCATTCCGCTCTATGACTACCAAGTGGAAGCCAAGGAAGCCCTGATAACTGCCTACTACGGTATTCTTCAAGCCCCTGCGGGGTGTGGTAAGACGCAGATCGGAATTGCTGTTGCGGCGGATACAGGACGAAGAACCCTCTGGTTGACTCACACGAGAGATTTGCTCGTACAGAGCAAAAGCCGAGCAGAGCAGTACATGAGTCCTTCTCTGACTGGCACGATCACCGAAGGTAGGGTTCAAATAGGTAAGGCAATTACCTTCGCAACGGTGCAGACCATGTGCAACCTCGATCTGAGCCAGTACCGTGATGTTTGGGATTGTATCATCGTGGACGAGTGTCACCGTGTAGCAGGAACCCCAACCGCTATGACGCAGTTCTCAAAGGTGCTGAACGCTCTGGCAGCTCGACACAAGTATGGCCTGTCCGCTACGGTTCACAGGGCAGACGGTATGATTGCCGCTACCTACGCTCTGCTGGGCGGGATTGCCTATCAGGTGCCGGACGAAGCGGTGAAAGACAAGATTATGACCGTTAGCGTTCTCCCCCGTGCCACCCATCAAGGACTCAGCCGTGAGTTCTTGGACACGGACGGTACAATCATTTACGCTAAGTTGGTCAATTTCCTCGCTGACCGTTATCCTCGAAATGACCTGATTGCCGCTGATCTTGTGGCAAACCGAGATCACTACAATCTCATTCTCTCTGATCGGCTGACGCATTTGGAAACCCTGATGAATAGGCTTCCGCCCGACCTGAGAAAACAGGCAGTCATGATTGATGGGAAGATGACCACGAAGAAAGCCAAAGCTCTCCGAGAACAGGCCATTGAGGAAATGCGACAGGGGCGCAAGCGGTATCTGTTCGCCACTTACTCTCTGGCGAAAGAGGGGCTGGACATTCCCCGGCTCGACCGGCTGTACCTGACTACGCCGCAAAAGGACTATGCTGTGATAACTCAGAGCGTTGGTCGTATCGCTCGTACCTTCGAGGGAAAGGGTGAGCCTATTGCCTACGATTATGTGGACGATGGTATCCAGTACCTCGTGAGAAGTTATAAAAAGCGGTGTACCACCTACCGCAAGTGTGGTTGTAAATTCATCGAATAGGAGGTGTCGAAGTGAAAGTTTTGGTCGCTTGTGAAGAAAGTCAAGCGGTTTGTACTGCGTTCAGAGAGAGAGGTCACGAAGCCTACTCATGTGATATTCAGGAACCGTCAGGCGGACACCCCGAATGGCACATTCTCGGTGACGCTCTCGAAGCCGTTAAAGGCGGGAGCGTGACTACGATGGACGGACAGGTTCATGTCGTTGGTAAATGGGATTTGCTGATTGCACACCCGCCATGTACTTACCTAACCAATGCCGGAGCAAGACACATTTGGAAAGGCGGTCAGTTGCAGCCAGATCGAGTGCAAAAGGGCATTTTGGCACGAGATTTGTTTATGCGTTTCTGGTATGCGGATATTCAGAGGGTGGTTATTGAAAATCCAGTTCCTTCTAAGATTTTCTGCCTACCTGAGTATTCTCAAATTGTTCAGCCTTTTCAGTTCGGACACGCCGTAACTAAGAAAACCTGTTTGTGGGAAAGAGGGGTGCGCCCCTTGGAGCCAACAAACATCGTGGAACCGGTTAAGGGACGAAAGATGGTTTTGAAAAACGGAACTGTCCGCTACTCCTGTTGGGAAATGGATTGCGGTGGAAGTAAGGAGGAACGGGCGAAAGCTCGAAGCAAAACTTTCCCCGGTATTGCAAAGGCGATGGCTGACCAATGGGGAGGTGACGTCGGCAGTCATGGATAATCTCTTTATCTTCGACTGCGAATAGCAGTCTTTCAAGATGACTGGCTGTTCGTGTTCAAGCACAGAGGTACAGGTGAATACACAGTCATTCACAACGACAATGACGCAATCTGGCAGTTTCTTCGAGAGCAACCACTTCTCTGTGGCTTCAATAATAAGGCGTATGACAATTTCATTCTGAAAGCTGTTGCCGCTGATTGTACGCCGCAGGAAGTAAAAGCTCTGAGTGAATACCTCATTGATGGTGGACAGGGCTGGCAACACCCTCTTATGCGGGGCAATCCCGTATTCGTGACCTCGTTTGATATTCGTGACGATATGTACGAGGGTCTTTCGCTGAAAGCCTGTGAGGGTCATTTAGGAATGTCGGTGGTTGAAAGCTCTGTGCCGTTTGATCTTGACCGTCCTCTGACCGATGAAGAACTGGACGAAACGATTTTTTACTGCAAGCACGATGTTGACGCTACCGAGAAATTGGTAGACCTCAGACAATCGTATTTGCAGACAAAGATTAACCTCGGTCGCAGAGTGGGTATCTCGGACGAAAAAGCCCTGTCCTGTACCAATGCTAAGCTGACCGCTCTCATGTTAAACGCAAGGCGTAGAGAGTGGAATGATGGTCGAGATTATGTCTATCCTCCACGGTTAGATGTGTCCATTATCCCGCAAGAGATTTTGGATTTCTTCGACACCATTCACGACAAGTCAATCCCAGACGAAGTTCTTTTCAAAACCGCTCTGACCTACAAGTTTGGCGATTTCCCTTGCCGGTATGCGTGGGGCGGCGTTCATGGCTCAGTTAAAGGGTATCACGGCAAATCCACGGTGAAACGGGTTATCCAAAACCGAGATGTTTCTTCACTGTACCCCTCGCTATTGGAATTGTTCCAGTATCTTTCCCGGAATGTGCCTGACCCTCATGTGTTCTACAATATTCGCAAGGAACGCATACAGGCCAAGCATGACGGTAATGACCAGTTGGCGAAGGACTTGAAGCTCCCGCTCAACACGGTGTCGGGGGCGCAGGAGAACCGCTACAACGACCTCTACGACCCGTTGAAAACCCGTTCTATGCGAATATCGGGACAGCTTTTCCTGACAATGCTGCTTGTTCAGTTGCTTCAAGCGTGTAAGTCAATCGTCCTGCTGAACTTCAACACGGACGGTCTAATGTACGAGATTGACGCTGACGAGGTTCCCATTGTAGATAGCGTCTGTGCGGCGTGGGAACAGACCACAGGGTTTGAATTGGAACTGGACGAGATTGACGAGGTTTGGATTAAAGATGTCAATAACCTCATTCTCCGAAAGACCAACGGCAAGGTCAAGTCAGTTGGCTCGTATGTTAGCTACGGCGCAACCTCGAAAGGTGCATGGCAGATCAACAATTCGATGGTAATTGTCAAGAAAGCCCTGATTGACTATTTCACGAAAGGCGTTCCTGTTCGAGAAACAATCATGAATAGCAATGACATTATGGATTTTCAGATCATCGCAAAAGCAGGTTCTTCCTATGACGGTGTTGTTCAGAAGATAGGCAATCGTGAGGTACAAGTCCAGAGAGTCAACCGTGTGTACGCCGTAGACCCGTTCAAAGATCGCCAATGGTTCGGTACGCTTTATGCGCTGCAAGGCGAGAGCTACAAGAAAATTGGCAATATCCCCGATCATTGTCTGGTAGACAACGACAACCATCTATCCTTTGATGAAATTGACCGAGAGTGGTATATCGCTACAACCGAAAAGAGAATTATGGACTTTCTCGGAGAGAAACGGCGAAGAAACACCCGTAGAGTCAATTCCATCAAGAAAAAATTATTAGAAATGTTGGAGGTATAAATATGGCTACTACCAAGAAAGCCGCTGAAACTGCGGCGGTGGATTATTCCACCATGAATGTATTCCAGAAGTTGCAGCTTGCCCGTGTGCGCTTCCTCGAAGCTGGCGTGGACAAGAGCGGCAAGCACATGAAGCTCGAATATAAGTATTTCGAGCTGGCGGACATTGTTCCTAAGGCCGAGCAGATTTTTCTTGAAATTGGTCTAATGATGGTTCCGTCCATGTACGGCGACAAGGCGACCGCTCGTGTCTACAATGTCAATGACCGTGAGGACTACATTGACTTCGTGGCACCGTACACCCCCATCGCTCCTATCGTGTCCAACGCTGGCAATCAGGTTACAAACGAAATGCAGGCGACCGGCAGCTCCATTACCTACATTCGCCGCTATCTGTGGCAGCTCGTTTTGGACATTGTGGAGCATGACAGTATCGACAGCGGCGAGTTTGATACGACTCCCGCCCCCTCTCCCACCGTCACGAAGAAGCCCCCTGTGACCACTGAACAGCGTCAGGAGATCAAGAAGGAACTGACCGGCGCTCCTGCTGGTGCGGCTACCGAGGAACAGGTCGGTACGCTGAAAAGTCTGCTGAAAAAGCTCATGGATATTGACGCAGAGCAGGAACAGTTCGTGCAGACCATCGCTATGAAGACGGAAGGTTTCTCCAAGATCGAAGCCGACAAGTGTGACGCTCTGATCGAGGGCGTGAACAATATGCTGGCTGGCTACGAAATGAAAACGGCAAAGGAGGGGTAATCATGGCAATCATGCTTGGGAACCTTAATATGTCAAGCATTGAAGCGAGATTGGGTATTACTCTGCAAGAGAAAGATCGGAATACTCTCAGCTCCATGCGACAAGATGATGCACAGAACATTCAGCCGGGAAAGTGGCATTGTTTTGACCTCCCGTTCATGATTATGTGCGGAGATTTGGGAACCGCTCAAAAGGTTTGTGAAATCCTCCGCCCTTATTCAAATTCAATGAAAACTCAACTGCAAATCAGTTGGCAGAAAGGAGAAAGTGAAAATGGAATGGCTTGACGGCAATAAAATCCAGATTATCCCTCCCAAGCGTCCTAAGAAGCTGACGGGTACTCGCTTTGCCACTATTCTCGGTCTGAACCCGTGGTCTACGCCGTTCGAGATTTGGTGTGAAGTGACCCGTACCTATCAGAAGCCGTTCGAGGACACGATCTACACCATCGCCGGTAAGACCATCGAGCCTAAGCAGGCTGAGTACATGAAGCAAACCTACTTCATGAGCAATCTGGTCACGCCGACCGACATTTGGGGCAAAGACTACTTCCGTCAGACCTACGGTGACTTTTTTAGGGAAAGCCCCGTTCTCGGCGGTATGTGGGACTACTTGCTCTATGGTAAAGATGGTAAGCCCACCACCGTCCTCGAAATGAAGACTTCCAAGCGTGTCGAGGACTGGAAGGACGATATTCCTGAGTATTACGCTTTGCAGGCGGCGTTGTACGCTTACCTTCTCGGCGTGGACGAGGTTATCATGGTCGCTTCCTTCCTCGAACCCAAGGATTACGACAATCCTGAGAAGTTTGTGTGCAGCGGTGAGAATACCATCACTCGTCCCTTCAAGGTGTCTGAGCGGTATCCTGACTTCGAGAAGAAGTATGTGAAGCCTGCCCTGAAATGGTGGAAGGACTATGTGGAGAGCGGCATTTCCCCCGCCTTTGACGAGCGCAAGGACGCTGAAATCCTGAAAGCTCTCCGCACCAACAACCTGTCCCCTGAAACGGATATGGCGGCGCTGGTCAAGGAAGCCGAAGACCTGAAAGTCAAGCTGGACGCTCACGCCGCTGAGGTGTCTGAGGACGAGAAGCGGTACAAGGTCTTGACCGACATGATTAAGAAAGCCGCAATCGCTCAGTTCCGTGACGGTGACAAGAAGGTGTCTATCGCTGGTTCTGCCTATAATTGGGAGGTCAGCCGTACTTCCACCTCGAAGATCGACAAGGACGCTATGAAAGCGGACGGTATTCTGGCGAAGTACACGACCACCGAGGACAGCTACCGCATTTCCCCGAAAGCCTTGAAAGAAGGTGCGTGAAATGGCGCAGAGTATGCAGAGATTGAGCAAAGATGATTTGCTCAAACTTCTCGACCGGTATGCCGATGACGATTTTGTTGGGGTTTTGTTCACAGCAGCTCGTGATATTCACTCCGACCAGTCCACCATCTTCGTATTCTATGACAAAGTAACGGAGGTTTAATTATGAAATTTTCCAAGTTCGTGAAGTCCCTCGCCCCTGATGGCGGCGCTATCTATGAGTACATGGACGAACGCTGGCTTGCTTCCCCGTCCGTACTTATGCTCATTCCCGATGGTATCCGCAGCGTGACCGGGTATAGCAACGAGAAAATGCCTGACGGCATTGGTCGCCTGATTTCTCAGGTCGGTTGCACCGAGTACGCCACGCTGGTCAAGGCAATCATGCCTGAGCCGGACGGCGCAATCAAAGATTGTGTCCGTATCTTCGCCACGCAGGACAGCACCATGACCTTTCCCATCACCAATGATGACTGGTCGCTGATCGAGAAGTCTGACTTCTGCGAAATCTTGTACGCTTACGATCTGGAAAGCGACAAGAGCGTACCGAAAGCCCTGCTGGTCAAGCAGTACGCCAAGTACCCCGATGACGAAGACCAGTTGGTCGGTATCATCTTTCCCTGCGAGTACACAGAACAGCTCAATTTCCACACCATAAAAGAAGTATGAGCGTTTGTGGTGGTTGCCCCATCTATTACAATGAATATTTCGGTGTTTATTGTGGAGGTGGGTGCTTAGGTCAAAGCGCTTGTGCCGAAAACCTAATAACTCTCGTTGCTAATATAGCAGACACTATTACAAGATCAAGAAAGGACGATAAAACAATGGCTAAAATCGGACTCACCGAGGGTTTCACCCTCATTCCCGAAGGTACTCATATCTTTCAGATTACCGATGTGAAGTACAAGGAAGACTTCGGCAAGCTGGAAATCTATATGCAGACGCAGACCGGCAGTAAGCACATCGAGCGCTTCTCTCTGCTGAAATCCGATGGCTCTCCCAACGAGGGTGCATACAACGCTTTCAGCTACTTCGCCAAGACTGCCCTCGGCAATTTCGACCTGACCGAGATCGACCACACTGATCTGATTGGTCACTTCATCGAGTGCGATGTAGAACATGATGTTCAGGAGAACAAGAAGAAGCCCGGACAGAGCATTACCTTCGTCCGTCTGACCGATAAGCGCCCCTCTGAGGGCTGGGACGGCGTTGGCAATACGGTTACTACCCCCGCTGCTAAAACCGCTCCTGCGGCTTCTCAGGCCGCTCCTAAGACCCCGATGGATTTGGCGGCTCTCCTTGGCTGATACCGAGTGCGAGGGAGGGCTAATTTGAAAGGCTCTCCCTCGCCAATGGTATGTTGAAAACTATGTTGAAAGTGAGGATAAGCTACAATGGCAGAAGCCTATATTTGTTCGCTCTCCAAGGTTCAGCGCCACGCTGAAATCTGCAAGGAGATCAACAGGCTCTATGAGCAGAAGAACCATGACTACGGTGACAGCTTCCACCAGACCTTTGTTGAAGAAGGAATGGCGATGGCTCGTATCCGTTTGGGCGATAAACTCAGCCGCTTTAAGACTCTCTCCCGTGGCTGTGAGCAGAAAGTCAATGACGAGTCTATCCGTGACACCCTGATTGACCTTGCCAACTACGCCATTATGACGGTGCTGGAAATGGAGGTAGCGGAAGATGTTGCAAATTAAAACCATTCGGAACCGTCTGGACAATCCCACCCTCTTTGACGACGAAGTAAATGCGGCTCTGCGTGATGGGTGGACTCTGAAAAAGAGAACCGTTCTGCGGCCTATCGGCCAGTCCGAGTCCGTCTATATGCACACGATGTTGTATGCAGAGTTGGAGAAGGAGGTCGCTGACGATGACGCTGAATGAATATCAGGTACTCGCCTATCGAACGACCAACCATGAGCTGACCAATCAGGGACTTATCGAAAATGGGGTCATGGGTCTATGTGGCGAAGCTGGTGAGTGTATCGACCTCGTGAAAAAATCCTTGTTTCAGGGTCACGACCTTGACCGTGAAAAGCTCATTGACGAGCTGGGCGATGTTCTCTGGTACGCCGCACAGTTGGCAACCGGATTAGATGTGGGCTTAGATGTTGTGGCACAGTACAACATCAATAAGCTCAAAGAGCGTTACCCTGACGGGTTCGACAGCGAAAAGAGTATTCATAGAAAGGAGTACGAAAATGTCTGACTGCTTCTCCAAATCCGAAGTGACCGATTTTCTAAACTTCATGAAGCTGCCTGACGGAACCTCTGTTGTTTCCGATGGCATGATGAAGTACCTGACGGCTTACGGCTTCTTTACCGCCCCTGCTTCCACCAAGTACCACGGCAATTACGAGGGTGGTCTTTTTGAACACTCCTACACGGTAACGAAGTTCCTCCTGACACTCACTCAGGACAATCACCTGATCTGGCGCAAGGCTCGTTCTCCCTTCATCGTGGGTATGTTCCATGACCTATGTAAGATCGACCAGTACCGCCACCCGGTAACAGGCCACATTGAAGAATTTAATGGTGGGCGCACACCAATCTATGACGAACAGGCGTGGGAGTACAATCCCGACACCCTTCTGAAAGGTCACGGCGATAAGTCCGTCATGCTTCTCTCTCAGTTCTACACGCTGACTGATGAAGAAATCATGTGTATCCGCTACCACATGGGCGCTTTCACCGACAAGTCTGAGTGGAATGACTACACCAGAGCAGTCAGCCAGTACCCGAATGTGCTGTGGACACACCATGCGGATATGCTGGCAAGCCATGTTGCGGGGGTGTGAAGTATGTATATTCCAACGGTTTCTTTCGATTTCGATGGCGTAATTCATTCCTACCGAAGCGGGTGGAAGGGTGCCGCTGTTATCCCCGACCCTCCCGTGGAAGGGATTAAAGAGGTCATTGAACAACTCATAAGCGATGGTTTATGTGTGGTCATCTGTTCTTCTCGTGCGGAGTCCTTTGAAGGACAGACGGCGATTGCTGAATGGCTAAAACACTACGGGTTCCCGATGGTGCAAATTCAAGCGAAAAAAGTTCCTTCCATCGTTCATGTCGATGACCGTACAATCTGTTTCGATGGTAGAGCAAACCACCTCCACGAACAGATTATCAACTTCAAACCTTGGTATGAAAGGGAGTCTGAAAGTGAAAATCATTGAACCTTCTGTGAAGCTTATCAACGCTCCCGATTATAAGACCCTTCTGACCACTATCGAAGCCGCAGGGCGCACTTGCTACAAGTCCGAGGACAAAATCACAGACGGTAGCGCAGAGAAGTTCGTCCGTGGCATTATCAAACGGGGCCACGAGGCTGTCATTGAGCATGGCTCTCTCACTGTCCGCTTCATCTGCGACCGGGGTGTGAGCCACGAGATCGTTCGTCACCGTCTGGCTGCGTTCTGTCAGGAGTCCACTCGGTACTGCAATTATGGCAAGGAGGGTTTCGGCGGCGAAATTACCGTCATTCGTCCCTCAACCTTCGCCAAGACCGACTCGACCTACCACATCTGGAAACGGTCGTGTGAACACGCTGAGGTCGCCTACTTCGATCTGCTGAACGAGGGCTGCACCCCGCAGGAAGCTCGATCTGTCCTTCCGAACAGCCTGAAAACCGAGGTGGTCATGACCGCTGACCTCAGAGAATGGCGGCATTTCTGCCGTATGCGCTGTCCCGTAGCGGCTCACCCCGATATGCGGGTCGTTGCCAATATGCTCCTGACCCTGCTGAAACAGACCTATCCTGTCTTCTTCGAGGACATTGAGGTATGAGAATTAAGAAAGCTGGCGGCAAGGTGTTCGGTGCGGTCTTAACTGCCGCCGAGAGAAAAGCGATGGACATGGAAATCAATCGTCAGATCGTGGAAGCCGACAGGCGCTACGCCAATGACATTGACGCTATGGTGCTTTACACCCTTCATGTTCACCTTGGTTTCGGCAAGAAGCGCCTGCGGAAGTTCTATGACGCTTTCTCTGCCGAGCATGACCGCCTTATCCAGTATTATCAAATGCCTGACGATTACACATGGCTCTGTAAAGAAATGTTGAAGCGTATCGGCGTTGATGTTGAAGCGTGGAACAAAGAAAGGAAAGAACCCGATGAAACTGAAAAGCATTGACGGCAAAGTGCCGTATATCATGGCTGCGGGAAAGGACTTCGTGAAAGATGAAATGTCGCTGGCGGCGGCAGAGCAGATTTGTTCCCGTGGAACGCGGACCGCCAGCAAGCTCTTTCCCGATTTCCCCATCTGCGTAGATGACAAGTTCTATTTTGCTGGAACCTCGACAAAGCCCAAGTCCAGCAAAGCCAAAGCCCCTTGCGAGGACTGAGGTTTTCAATCTTCCTGTGGTTCGTCACCGTTGTCGCTGTCCTCTGTCTGAAATTACCCACGGTTGAGGTTGAAGAACCTTCTCCCGTTGTCGAGGTGGTAGAGGTAGTCACCCCGGAGCCAGAGCCGGAGGTGACACCTCAGCCGTGGACAGACGAGGAAGTGATTGTGCTGGCGAAAATGCTATGGGGAGAAGCCAGAGGGGTCAGCTCTGACGCTGAGAAAGCGGCTTGTGTGTGGTGTGCGCTCAACCGTGTCGATCATGGCTACGGCGATATTATAACGGTCGTAACTACACCTAAACAATTCGTAGGGTATAAAGAGAAAAATCCGGTCGATGACAATTTGATTACTCTCTGTATAGATATACTGACTCGCTGGTATGCAGAGAGAGAAGGTCAGGTTGAGGTCGGTCGTGTCCTCCCTGCGGATTACCTGTGGTTCTCTGGCGATGGCGAGAGAAACCACTTCCGCAACGCCTATCGTGGCGGCGATAGATGGGACTGGTCTTTACCGAGTCCGTATGAAAGCTGAGGTAAGCCTATGAGCTATTTGAATATACCCGCTGAGATTCGAGGGGAAAAGGCATGGGTCAATGTGTGGGACGGGTCAAAGGTTCCCATGCAGGCCACCGTCAGAAAGGCGGCTTCTTCGTCTAACCCGGACACATGGTCAAATTACATTGACGCTGAACACAATGTCCAGCACGGCTACTATGACGGTCTTGGCTATGTATTTCACGATACAGGGGTTGTAGGTATCGACATTGACGATGGCTTTACTGATGGGCTTCTAAACCCGCTGGCGGCTGACATTATCGGTCATTGTCAGTCCTACACGGAAAAGTCAAGAAGCGGGAGGGGGGTTCACATTCTCGTTCGTGGTGAGCTGCCTTTCAAGGGTAAGAACAACCGTGCCGCCGTGGAGATTTACAAGAGCAATCGGTACTTCATCATGACCGGCGAGGTTTTGATCTTCTCCGAGATCGTTGAAAACCAGTCAGCGATTGACTATGTGATCGAGAAGTATTTTCCCGACACACCGAAGGAAAGTAGCTCAGGTACGGTTGCCCCTCAGCGTATCTATTCTCCCATCTACCGCCGCCCTGAAAACGGCAAGCTGCATTTGAAGCCTGAATACCCGCCTATCACACCGGGAAGCCGGAACCTCAGCCTGACTTCTTTGGCGGGTCAGCTCCATAACCAAGGATACACCAAAGCAGAGATTTACAAAGAACTGTTGTACGCCAACTCCCAAGCCTGCAAACCCCCGCTTCCGCAGTCCGAGGTAGAGTTAATTGTAAACTCTGTGACGAGGTATAGACGATGAGTGCTATCGAGTGTTGTTACGGTTGTCCTGACAGGTACGCTGGCTGTCATGCAAAATGCGAGAAATACCAGTGTGAAAGAGAAGAACATGAGCGGCAGAAAGAGTTGGAGAAGCGCCAAAAGGCACAAGAGATGTACTACTATGACCGCTTCAAGTATTGGAGGTAATTATGAAACCATATCAGCGTGGCGATGTTGTCATCATTGATGTTCCCATGCTTGCCAACAGTCATATTCAGGCTGGTAAGCGTCCGTGGGTGGTTGTGCAAAACAATGTTGGCAATCAGTTTTCTCCCACCAGCATTGTCGTTCCCCTGACCACTAAAATCAAGCGGCTTGAGCTGCCGACCCATGTGGCTGTCACTTGGGGTTCTTTACAGCCGAGCATGGTTGAGTGCGAACAGGTGCGTGTCGTAGATGTGTCCGATGACTGGGAATACATCTGCACTTTGCCGCCTGAGATCATGCGTCATGTGGATACCGCTTTGAAAAACGCTTTCTTCTATGGGAGGGGAGGGGATGTAGATAATGACAAAACTTGAATATGACAGTTTGCAGATGGCGCTATCTGCCCTACTTGATAAAGAGCGGATATATCGCAAACGTATAAGCGGTAGTGAACAAGACGGTTATAAGATGGGTGTCCGAGCTTGTAAAAGCGCACTTTCCAACTTTAACCCAAACGGAAAAGACAAGAGAGGTGAAATCCATGAGTGATGAAGTTATGACAGCTCCCGAAGAACAGGCTCTCTTTCAGCTCTCCAACGGTCGTTACATCATGGACGAAGCTCAGTCCAGAGTGATGTTCCAAATCAAGGAAGCACAGCCTGAGCATAGCCACCCGATCAGTGGTACGGGGTATTCGTGGGACGAGTCCGGCATGGCGGAGTTGTTCTCCGAGTGCTACAAGAATGATACCCGCTACTGCCCCGAAGCGAAAAGCTGGTTCACCTACTCCGAGGGAGCATGGCGCAAGGATACGGGTTCTCTGCTGGTAGCGGAAAAGATCAAAGAATTCTGCCGCCTGATGGCTCTCTATTGCGGTGAAATCGCCAATGAAGAACGCCGCACCGAGTACATGAAGTTCATCGTAAAGATGGGCGACAGGCGCTTCCGTGACCGGCTGATGAAGGACGCTGCCAGTGTGCTTCCTATCGCTTCGGCGGAGTTTGACGCAAACCCCTACCTTATCAACTGCAAGAACGGCACTTTCGACCTCGAAAAGATGGAGTTCCGGGAACATGACTGGAAAGACTTCCTGACCATGCAGACCAACTTCAACTACACCTTGCAGGACGCACGGTGCCGCCGCTGGGAGAAGTTCGTTGCAGAGGTCACTTGTAATGACGAAGACAAGGCTGACTATCTGCAAAAGGCGCTGGGGTACTCTATGCTGGGTATGGCGAACGAAGAATGTATGTTCATTCTTCACGGCAAGACCACTCGCAACGGCAAGTCCACCATGCTCTCGGCAATTCACCACCTTCTCGGTGACTATGCTTCCGTATCCCCCGTGTCGATCATCTGCAAGGCAGAACGGTCGAAGAACGCCGAAGCAGCAAACCCCATGCTGGCTTCCCTGAAAGGTAAACGGTTCGTCACAATGGCAGAGAGCAACCAGTATGGCAAGCTGGACGAGGAAACAATCAAGCAGCTCACGGGTGGCGAGGAAATCAAGGCTCGGAACCTCTATGAGACTGCTACAACCTTCCTGCCGCAGTTCACCCTTTGGCTCTCCTGCAACGATCTTCCCACCGTCAGCGATAAGTCCCTGTTCGCTTCCGACCGTGTTCGGGTCATTGAGTTCAACCGTCACTTCACCGAAGCGGAACAGGACAAGAACCTGAAAAATGAGTTCCAGACGCAGGAAGCTATGCAGGGCATTTTCGCTTGGCTGGTCGCTGGGTACTTCAAATACAAGCGGTTCGGTCTGAAAATGTCTCCCGCTATGCGGAAGGTAGTCAACCAGTACGAGCGTGACAACGATCTTTGCTTGCAGTTCCTCGAAGAACGCTGTGAGCAGGCCGAGGGAGTCAATACCCGCTCGAAGTCCCTGTTTGACGCTTACAAGATTTGGTGCAAGTCCAACGGGTACTTTGCCTGTTCTGCCAAGCGGTTCAACGCCGACATGGAAACGCACCCTGAGTGGCATGGCGGCAAGGTCGTGTATCAGGGCTACCCCGTCTACAAGAACCTCAGACTGAAAGGAGCGTCCTAATGAACCGTTCATGTAATTCTATCCTCTGTCGCTTCGGTATCCACACAGCAGACCCGTATGTTCATATTCAGGTCAAGTGCCGTAATGGTTCTCACCGCTGGCAGAGCAATTATGAAGTCTGTAAGCGGTGTGGCAAACGCCTGAGAAAAATCCGTATTGTGAAGGAGCGTCCGTGATGAAGTGGAAAAGGATTAAGTGTTTCCTGACTGGTGGACACCGCCTGTACGATAAAAACCTTCAAACCATTCATGACACAAATGGGTATCACTTCATTAACTACTGCGTGAAGTGCGGTAAGGTGTTCGCTGCGTTCATGGCGGAAGCTGAATTGAATGGCCTGATCAACCGAGACATTGAGCAGTTCAGAAAGGAGAGATTGCATGATCGCAACGACTGAGGAACAACACCTACTGGAAAAGTGGCAGAAGAAGCTATGTTTGCAGGAGTGGCGCATAAAGCTCGTCACTCACCTTCGCCCCGAAGAAATGTCCGTCAGTAATGCGGCTGGGTGTACGGATTGGTCGGAGTCCATCAAGACCGCCCGTATTGAGATCATCAATCCCGCCTGCTACGGCGACCGCATTGTACCGTTCAACTTTGAAAAGACATTGGTGCATGAGCTGTTGCACCTGAAATTCTCTTTCTGGTGTCAGGACGAGTACAGCGTAGCTGATAGGCTTATGCACCAGATGATTGACGATCTCGCAAGAGCTTTGACGGAAGGTGACAGCGATGAAGACTGAATATTGCCCCGATTATGTGGGCGTTGCCTGCGTTGATGGCACTTGCCCTGTTGCCAACTGTGAAGAATACGCTGAGCGGTGTATGCCTGTCATTTCATGTTGCCGGGACTGCTTCTATTATAAGGGCTGTGAAGACTGTGCAATCTCTGACGATTGCAACCGAATGGAGGATAAACATGAGTAAAAAGTGTGTATGCGGTAACGAAATGTTCACCGTCTTCATGTGCCGCAAGTGCGAACACCTTCTGTATGTCGAGGAAGACGAGAATTTTCCTCAGAAACTCGGAAAAATCGCCGCCAAATCCTGCCCCTGTTGCGGTGAACAGGACGAGGGACTGTGGAGACTTCTCGGTCGAGCGGAAGGGTTCGAGGGAACGATTTTCGTGGAGGAACAGGACGATGAATAATGATGCTGTGAGAGAGTTGCTAAACGCCGTTGGCGCTTTGGCTGAAATGTCTCTGAATTTTTACAGGGCTTTACTCAATGCTGGTGCGACCAAAGAGGAAGCCTTTGTTCTCTTGCAGTCTTTCATCTCTGCTACCATTCATGGCAACAAGGAGAAAAGCGATGAAGACTGAGAAAAAGAACCTTCGCCGTATTTCCATCGTAGTCACGGCACAGACCAAGGGCAACCTCGAACGGCTGGCGGCGGTCTGCGGCTACTCGGAGATCGGTCGGGTGGTTGACAAGCTCACCCGTGAAAAGATGATTGCCCTTCACGACTTTGAAAGAAAGGAGAAGTACCATGAATGATGTAATGGAGCAAATCAAAACGCTTTCTGCCACCTTGGACGAGGAAACCACCCGTTTTCACCCTACCGGCAGATTGTTACTACTGGGTTCCTACGAAAGCGTATTTCTGAAAGCGGTCAAGCGCAAGGCCGATCTGTTAGGCATTGACTGTGACCTCACTCAATACCCCTGCCCTCCATACAAGGCCGTGGTAGTGGACAGAGAAACCGTCCCGTCTGACATTAAGCTCGCCGCCGAGGTTGACATTGACCACTCCTACTCACAGGGAATGTCATCGGTGTCTCAGGCAACTTTGGCGCTCCTGTTGGCATTGGACTTGGTTTACGCCAAGGACATTACCATCGTAGGTCGGGGTCACGCCGTTCAGAACTTGGCAAAGTACCTCACCCTCGACAACGCAACTGTGACGGTGGCGCACTCCAAAACCAAGAGTCTCTTGCAAGCCACGATGAACCGTGATGTGGTGATCTACGCCACGCCGACTATCACGAAGGACATTTCCTACAACACCCGTGATCTGGTCATCGACCTCGGCAATAGTATTCCCCACCCTGACCGCTTCAATTGCCCCTATGTGAACAGGATTGGTCAGCTCACCGTGAGTGTGTTGCTCAACCGCTTTGCGAGAAAGGAGCATAGAGCATGAGTGACATTCTGACAACTATCGCCGCCGTTGAATGGATTGTTGTAGGCTGCCTATTCCTCTGGCGACTGCGCCACTGGAACCGCCGCTTTTCGGAACTCTATGACGAGCTGCGAAAGGAGATCGACCATGAATAAGGAAGACGCTCACATTGTCATAGCTATGGCAAATCACAACATGAATGTCACCGATGTTGCTCGTGCTATTTTCGCACACAGAAATACCGTTCTCTATCACTTGGACAAGGTGAAGCGGCAGACCGGGTTAGACCCTCGGCGGTTCTATGATTTGGTCGAGCTGGTGAAGATGGCGCAGGAGGTGTTGGAAAATGGGTCTTGATATTACGGTCATGGAACGCAAAGATGTTCGCTGCCCTCATTGTGGTGAGGTCATCACCACGGTAGATGTTGCCAGCACCGACAGCGGTGGTCGGCTTTGGTACGACTTTCTGGAAAGGCTCGGTTACTATGTTCCCTATGAGAAGCGTACCAAGGAGAACGACTGGTACGGCAAGGACATGGTTCTTGACAACGAGCAGGCAAAGCAGCTCACCGACTATGCCGTGAAGAAAGAGGTCTACAACTGGGACGGTGTGGAGTGGATTGTGACGGAAGCACTCGCTCATGGGAACAAGGTGGTCATTAACGCCGACTGGTAGTTAGGTGATAAAGGTGATAAAGGTGAGTGTTTCTGCAAAGACTTTTTTTCAAATTGGCGTGTTTTGAAAAATTGTTTTTCGTATTTTAGGTGAGTTAGGTGAGTAATCGGGCATAAATGCCTATAACTCTCTCTTATACGCGCGTATATAGAAATAGTTATAGGGAAATGCACCCGATTACTCACCTTTATCACCTTGGCGACTTTGAAAGGAGAAAACAACTATGGCAGATGAAATTGTGAAAAAGCGCACTCGGCCTGATCGTAAGGAAGCCCTGAGCGTTCATACAGAGCCGGGTGACAACAGAAAATATCTGGAACATTCGATGGTCATGTTGGATTGGCCTGATGTGAATGTAAGAGAACCTGAACAGGTCAAAGAGCGTATGGGTATGTACTTTGCTCTGTGCGCTCAGGACGATATGAAGCCCTCGGTTGCTGGTATGGCATTGGCTTTTGGAGTTGATAGAACGACTCTATGGAAATGGGCAAATGGAGTGGATAGTAAGACTTTGCCCACGGAAAGCCGCAACCTCGTTAAAAAGGCGTACCAACTTTTGAACGCACAAATGGAAAACTATATGCAGAATGGGAAGATCAATCCGGTTGCTGGTATCTTCCTGATGAAGAACAACATGGGCTATGCGGACAAGCAGGAGGTCGTGTTGACACCCAACCAGCAGCTCGGAGATCAGGTTCCCGCTGAGGACTTGGAGAAGAAGTATCTCGAAGATGTGGTGGGTGCGTCCAGCGACTATGACCCGGAAGACTGAGCGACTTTCACGACTTTTGCGACTATGGCTTACGACTATGCCGAGCGACTTTGCGACTTTCGCCCGAACGACTTTACGACTTTGACAGAGCTGCCGATCTCCTCACGGGGTCGGCGGCTTTTCCTTTTTTTTGGCTGATCGGCGGCGGGTTCCACCGGGGCGGCGTGGGCGCTGCCGGGGTTCCGGCCTGATCTGAAAGCAAAAACATTTTTCAGCCCTTTATATTGTATAGCTGCCGTATTTGCAAAAAATCTTGATTTTCTTTTGTATTTACGCTTGACAAGTAAATGCAAATATGCTATCTTGTATTTACCGAAAGGCAGTAAACGCAAATTGAATTTTGAAAGGGGTTTGCATTATGAAAATTTATGATCTGCCTGTTATGGGTTATGAACGGGCAAAGAGTTTTTACGGAAAGGCAAAAATCATTGAAACGGACAACGGCGAAAAAGTTTTACAGTCCTACAATACTTTTGTTTGCCGCATCACGGCGGCGGGGCGGTTCGTTCGTATGTGGGGCGGTTATTCTGCTACCACAATGCGCCATGTAAATAGTTTTCTTTCGTTCTATGATATGAACGGCGGCGGGAAATCGTGGTGGGATATGCAGCCGGTAGAAACGGAAAAGCCGAAAGCGGCGGATATGACCCCCGCCGAAAGTTTGAAAGCTATGTGTAACCGCCGTGCAGCTAACAACATGAATTATTGAAAGGGGTGTATTAAATGAAATTCAAGACAACACAAAAGGCAATCAGGGCGAATTACAATAAAATTATTTGCGTTCCCTATTGCGGATTGCAAACCCTTTTGAATTATGAAACCCCCGTTGCGTACACAGTACGCCGTGAGGGGTGGGCGGCTGATATTTACGATATGGGCGGCGGGGTTGCCATTGTAACAGGCTATGCCCCTTTCGGAAATATTCGCCCATCTTATGAATTGCGTGAACGGTATGAAACGCAAGCCGAAAAAATCCGCTATGATTATAGCCTTTCCTATGAACAACAGCGGGAAAGCCTGAAAAGCCTTGCAAGGGATTTTATAAAGGGGGTTTGCAATCATGAATAAGCGTGAATACTGCGAAAGCCGGGAAAGCATTGCATACTATAGCGGCTTGAATGGGCTTGAAATCAAGGGTATTGAACACGGTATAGATGATTTAATTTATTGCGTTTCCGGGGCATGGGGCGGCGGTAAAGCGTTCCACCGGTGCAAGATACAGTACACCCGGAAAGGGGCGGCGTTTTTCCGGGTGCATGGGTATAGGGTTCCACTTGATGAATGTATTAGAATGGGGGTTTAATTATGAATTACATTTTCAAAACAACGGCAACAATGAAAGAATACAACAATAAAAAGTGGTACATTGACGGCGGTATTGTTTCAGATATGCGTATAGATGCGGATAGCGTGGAAAATGCGCTTGAAATTTACCGGGAACGGGTGGAAAAAAAGCATTGTATCACTATTTCCAAAAATGCCATTAAAAACAAGTCGGAAATGTTCGTTGATCTATCAGACGGGGGCGCAAAACAAGTTGGTTATGTTATCACGGGTAAAACAGAATTTGACAAGGGCGATTATGCCGGATATAGCACACAATATATTGATCTGTGGGTGACAATTCTAACCGTTGTTGATACGGTATTTTAACGGGGGGTGTAAAGTATGGTATACGCAAGGAAAAAGCACGGCGGCACAAGCTGCTATCTTGTATCCCCTGATACGGTGCAAGCGTTTATACGCTATGAAACATGGGCGCAAGGGGTTGCAAATTGCTTTTGTAATATCACGGTAAAACCCTATAAAGGCCGCAAATATAACCCCGCTTTTGTTTGGGTGTGCGTGGGTTGAAAGGCGGTGAAAGCGTGTATTTAATTCTTTTGCTGCTTTTGCTGCCGGTGCAAATCCTTATTGAAATATTGAAATTAAATAAGTGAACGCCGCCCCGGTGCTATTCCGGGGCGGTTGTTTTTTTTTGCGCTTTTTCGGCCTGATCTGGGCGGCGTGAATGGGTGACGGGGGCGGGGGATATGCCAGCGGCAGCGAGGGCGGGGTGAGCTGAAAAATATCCGCAAAAAATAAAAAGGCTTATTTACACTTACCTATTGACAATTACATTTACCTATGCTATTTTATATGCAAGAGGTGATCTTATGATGACATTCAAAAACGCAATCGGCTATATCCGAGTCTCCACCGAGCGACAGGCCGATGATGACAAATACGGCATCGAGGTTCAGAAGCAGGCCATTCTTCTCTACGCTAACGACAACGGCTATAACATCGTAGACTGGAAGGTCGATGAAATCAGTGGTGCGAAAGATGACCGTCCCGGCTTGAATGAAATCCTTTATGGGGACGATGTAAGCAATCCTCCCTATGAAGCTGTGATCGTATTCAAGAATGACCGTGTGGCTCGTGATACCAAGTTGTACTTCTACTACCTGTATGTGCTGGAAAAGAAGAACATCAAACTTCTGAGTACGCAGGAGAGCTTCACAGAGGGTAGTGAGTTTGCCAACATCTACCGTGCGCTGTTACAGTTCGTGGCAGAGCAGGAGAGAAAGAACATCGCTCTGCGAACCGGCAAGGGTCGTTCCATCAAGGCTTCCTGCGGTGGGTACAGCGGCGGTCGCCGTCCCTACGGCTACAAGGTGGTTGATGGTGTTCTTACCATTGACGAGCAAGAAGCTCCTATCGTGAAGTTCATCTTCGAGAAACACGAAGACGGCGTTTCCATGCTGGGTATCACGGAGCTGCTGGAAAAAGCGGGATACCAGACCCGTTCCGGCAAGCGGTTTCAGGTGTCCACCATCAAGAGTATTCTTGGCAACCGCCCTCTGTACGAGGGTATGTATAAATACGGCGACATGAATTGGGTTAAAGGTGTTCATGAGCCGATTTTGAAGACGGAGTGTTAAATAAATATGAAAGATCTTTATGGACTTCGCAGTGAAGACATAGATATGCTCAAACAGGCAGGTTACGGTGATGACATATTCTATGTTGGAAATTATGGAATATCTGATGTAACCGGAGAGCAACTTTTCTTTATTTCGTTCTATACTTCCGAGCAAAAGAATAAAGCCTATAAATATCTTTACGAAAGTAAATGAGGGGTAAGAAAGGTTGGGTGAAATGAAAAAGATGGTGTGGCTGATAGGGCTGGCGGTCATCGTGGTCTTCTTTCTGGTCGGGTGTTCTAAGAAGGACTCGACTGAACCTATTGCTTGGGACTCGGCTCTTTCCGAAGCCGGGTTCACCGATGACGAGATCGCAAGCTATCGGGAAGTGTTTGACACCGTAGGGGTGACTGATTTCCACGATATTTCTATCGTAGATAATGACCCGATGACCGTGATTTGTGGTAAAATCTATGACAGCGAGGATTTACAGCTCAATGTGACGCTGGAAAATCGCCAGATCATTTATGTAGAGTTGGCTGGTATACCTGATACTAAGACCCAAGCCTATTTCAACTGGCGTGGCAAAGTGAAATGGAAGACAGTGAACACGAAAAAAGCAGTTGAGCTATATTCTGACACCGAGGGCGGCTATTTAGGGGTTCTGGATTGGGACAATAAGACGATTTCGGAGTATGAGGGCTGACACCATGAGGTTTTTTCTCAATGTAATCGGATATTTTCTGATAATCAGTTCTATTTTGCTGGTTCTGGCGTTTGTGATACCGAAAATTTTATAATCGGCTTCTGTAAGGGCAGAAGTGACAGCCATAACGGGCTATCTGTGTAGAAATACACGGGTAGCTCGTTTTTTTTGTTGGAAAGGAAATGCACATGAATTATGAAAAACTCTCCGGCTCTATCCGAGCCGTGATCGACCG